GACGGTATTGTGTTTGCAGATGCTAGATATCATACTGACGCAGAAAAGAGTGCAAACAACGAAACTGATGCCGGTCATGCTTCAAGCATAAAAGATCTTTTAAGTGACAACTTCCTAGATCCAGATTCACCAGATCCGGCTTTATATCCACAAGGAATACTTCTATGGAACACTAGAAGAAGTGGTTACAATGTGAAAGAATACAAAAACAATCACATAAACACTACAACATACCCAGGTTCGGGATCATCAGGTTTAGGTAACATTAGATTCAGTAACGAGTCTGTAGCAGGTTACTATCCTGACAGATGGGTGACAAAATCTTCAAACAACGCTGACGGTTCAGGAAGTTTTGGAAGAAAATCACAGAGAAAAGTTATAGTAGAGCAACTGAAATCTGAGATTGACACAAACCAAGGAATCAGAGAAGATCAAAGAGGTTACAACGTGATTGCTGTACCTGGATATCCAGAACTAATACAGAACATGATTAATCTTAACACAGATAGAAACAACACAGCGTTTATATTAGGAGACACACCTTTAAGACTAGAAGGTACATCAACTGCAATTCAAGACTATGCTAACAACACAGCCGGAGCATTAGACAACGGCGAAGACGGTTTAGTAAGTTCAAGTGAATTTTTAGGAATGTTTTATCCATCAGGTCTTACAACAGATAACGCAGGTAAGAGCATTGTAGTACCACCAAGTCACATGATGCTAAGAACATTGGCAAATAATGACAACGTGGCATTCCCATGGTTTGCACCAGCAGGTACAAGACGTGGAGTAGTAGATAATGCAACATCAGTTGGATTTGTTGACAGTTCAACCGGTGAGTTTAGTCAGATATCTGTTACTGAAGCAGTCAGAGATGCAATGCACGAAGTCAAGATCAATCCAATTACATTCTTTGCAGGTGCAGGAATTGTAAACTTTGGTAACCTTACAAAAACTTCAACAGCATCGGCTCTAGACAGAATAAATGTAGCAAGATTGGCAGTGTTCTTAAGAACATCACTTGATAACCTTGCTAAGCCGTTTATCTTTGAACCAAATGATGAATTAACAAGAAATGAAATCAAACAAGCAGTTGAATCGTTCTTGTTAGAACTTGTTGGACAAAGAGCATTATTTGACTTCTTGGTCGTGTGTGACGATACTAACAACACATCAACAAGAATAGATAGAAACGAACTTTATGTAGACATCGCGATTGAACCTGTGAAATCAGTTGAATTTATCTACATACCGTTGAGAATAAAAAACACAGGAGAAATAGCAAATTTAGGAACCTAAATTTGGATAAATAGGAGAAACAGATGGCAATATCAACTTTATCAAAATTTACAGTCCCTTTATCAAGCGATCAGAGTTCAGCATCACAAGGCTTATTGATGCCAAAACTTCAGTATCGTTTTAGAGCGATCCTGGAAAATTTTGGAGTATCAACACCACGTTCAGAACTTACAAAACAAGTAATGGACATAACAAGACCTAATTTGACTTTTGACAAAGTGACACTAGATGTGTACAACTCAAGAGTATATGTAGCAGGTAAACACACTTGGGACACTATCACTATTACTTTAAGAGACGACGTAAACAACTCTGTAAGTAAATTAGTTGGCGAGCAGATTCAAAAACAATTTGACTTTTTTGAACAAGCAAGTGCGGCATCTGGTATTGACTACAAATTCACAGGAAGAATTGAAATGCTTGATGGTGGAAACGGTGCCAGTGCTCCTACTGTTTTAGAAACATGGGAACTTTACGGTGCTTACATTGAAAATGTAAACTACAACACATTGGCATACAATACTTCAGAACCAGCAACTATATCATTAACAGTGCAGTACGATAACGCTGTACAAACTCCGCAAGGAACTGGTATAGGAACAGCAGTTGCAAGAACACTTGGTACATTAAGTACAGGTGGCGGTCAATAATCAAGTTTAGATTAGCATTTATAATACAGGAAAAGCGTCTTTATAGACGCTTTTTTTGTGGCTATAAATAACAGTATGCCAAAGATAAACAATTTTTTACAAGCGTTTCAAGACAACCTACCAGGACTTAAAGACTTTAAACACGCATCACGTTTGTATCTAGATGACAATTTTAAATTAGCACCAAAAAACAAATTTTTATTTCATGTAGTATTCAACACAGACGAAACATTATTTTTTGATGGCTTTAGTTCCGCAGAGAGATACCAACTTAACATGTTGGTCAAAAGTGCTGATCTACCAAAATACGGTCTTAATGTAGAAGAAAAAATTCAATACAATAAAAAAATGTACGCGGCAACAAGAATACAATATGAACCAGTAAACATTGTGTTTCATGACGATCAAGCAGATACTGTAAATGCTTTTTGGAAAAAATATTATGAATATCACATTGCAGATTCAGTTACTATGAATACAGAAGAACAACTATCTGTGACGAAGGATGACGCCTATGATTCAATAAAAGGAAAAACAATTACAAAATTTGGAATGGATACTCCCATAGAAAGAAAAAAACCATATTTAAAAAGCATTGAATTGTTCACACTACATAAAAAAAGATTTACGTCAATGACTTTGGTCAATCCTCTGATTGGTTCTTTCAGTCATGATAATGTTGACCATGCAGACGGATTAGGCATCCTAACAAATTCAATGCAAATATTTTATGAAACTGTAATATATAAATCTGGTATAGTAAACAGTACCACTGTGCCTGGTTTTGCAACTTTGAATTATGATAAAGAACCTTCGCCATTGTCTGTGTTGGGTAGAGGAACAAATAGTATTTTTGGGCCTGGTGGAGTAGTTGACGGCGTTGGATCCACAATTAGAAATTTTCAAAATGGAAACATTCTTGGTGCTATATTATCAGCAGGTAATACTTACAATAGAGCAAGAAAAATTAAAAAACAAAATGTCAAGCAAGAACTAAGAGGACTAGCAAAAGAAGGCATTAGAAATATTGCTAAAGCGTCAGGGCCAATTACAAATCCTGTTGCTCAGTTTGCAGTTGGTGCCGCGGCATTGGCCACTATCAAACCAACATCCAAAAAAGGTGAGGAGTCTACAAGAATAAACCAACCAACGTTTGATAGTGTAAACTTTTTAACCGCAGATGAGGCTTTTAGATTAGTTGAAAATAACGAACAGGTAAGAGATCAAGTTTCAGCAGGAATATATTACAAAGATATTGGATCAAGAAAAAATTTAACAGTGGCACAGAGTGACGTAGAATTTGCCGGTGCCAGCGACAGTGTCAAAACTGTTTACACTAATAAGACATTGACTGACATAAGAAAATTAGTAACTGAAGGATACGTAAAAATATCAAGAGAAAACAATGATGTAAATATTGACACTGAGAAAGCAAACTTATAATGACTGAAATTTATACTAACCTACCACCTAAAGAAGATAATGCATTAGACGAAACGGTAAAAAAATTAACCACAACCAATTATGAAACTGATTATCAATTTAACGCAGGACAATATGATGCCGCAATTGCATACTTTGTAAAAAGAGGTTTTGTAAGAACTGCGGCAGAATCAACAGCATATGTGATTTTGGCTCAGGCCAAGATAGACAGTGTCAATCCTCAAGAAATTTTAGATAAACTGTCAGGAGTATCTGATGTTGAATTATCAGAAATAATGACTATCATACTCAACGCCAACAGATACAAATCCAGTAGGTTGGGTGTAAGACAAACTCTCACCACTAAGGATACTGTGTCTAGAAATATACTAGACTAATGTTACCAAGATTCGCCAAAGGAAAATTTTTTCCAAAAAATCAACAAAAGTATGTTGGATTAAAAACTCCCACATACAGGTCCAGTTGGGAACACGCATTTATGAGATTGTGTGACGAACATCCAAATGTGGCCAAATGGGCCAGTGAGTCAATCAAGATTCCTTATAGACATCCGCTCACAGGCAAGTACACAGTGTATGTGCCTGATTTTTTTATTGTATACGTTGATAAAAATGGAAGAAAAAACGCTGAACTGATAGAAGTGAAACCATTGTCTCAAACCAGAATGGAGATGGCAGGAAAAAGCATGGGCAAGAAAAAACAAGTGATAATCAATCAGGCCAAATGGGAGGCCGCTAACGCTTATGCCAGACAAAATAAAATTAGATTTCGTGTGGTGTCAGAAGATCAATTATTCCACAACGGGACACGTAAGTAAATACAGCAATGACAAAAAAATTAGAAGATATTTTAAATTTACCAAATGTCAAAGAAGCGTTCAAAGAGGTAGATGCTAAAGAAAAAGAGAAAAACAGCAAAGACACGGCAAATGGTAAAAGTAAAAATCTTGATCCAAACACACATAAAAATTTACAAAAAAGTTATGCAGAATTTGACAAAGTGGCGGCCGCCTTACCACAGGTTCAAGGACTTGGAGAATTATCAGATCTTGAACTAGATAAATTGGCTGTTGAAGCAGAAGAAAGTTATAAAAATTTAATGGATTTGGGTATGAACGTTGACAGTAGATATTCAGGCAGGATATTTGAAGTAGCCAGCACAATGTTACGAAATGCCATAGATGCCAAGTCCTCAAAAATAGACAAAAAACTAAAAATGGTCGAATTACAACTTAAAAAAATGAAGTTGGACAAGGATGGAGACAAAGATACTGGTCCAATTGAAGCACAAGACGGCTTTGTGATATCAGACCGTAATGAATTAATGAAGAAACTGTTGAAAAAAGACTAAATATTGCATATGAGCACGTTCCAACACTATCTTACAGAATCAACAAAGTCATATGACTACAAAATTAAGATTGCTGGAGAACCAAAAGACATTGATAAAAATAGATTAGAAACAGCCTTGCAAAAATTTGAGGTTGCTAAAATGTCGGCAGGTAAAAGCACACCAATTCAGAGTTTACCTTTGGATTTTCCACAGTGCAAAAACGAACATGTAACTATTTTTGACGTCACAACGAACTATCCATCATCTGTGAAAGAGATGCATGAATACATTGCAACTTACATGAACATGCCTTTGACACATGTTGTTGTTAGAAAACCAGGCGAACCAACAGAAGAATATCAAGAGCAAATGGAAGTTGAGAAAAAATCAGAATACAAAAGCAAACTGGATGACATTGAAATGTCAGATGCTCCTAAAGTTGATGCTAAAGAATTTCATTCCACAGAAGCAAACATGAGTTTGTTAAAAGAATTACTCAAAGACAGAGAAGAAAATAAAGATCCAAAAGAAAAAGAAAATATTCAAAGCAAAGAAGAACAAAGCACACCAAGTCCTTTAACAAAGTCTACTAATCCACATCCAGATCCAAAAAGGAAGTAAGTCATGGAAATGATTGACGTACTACAAAGACTTAAAGAAATTGAAAACAAAAGTCCAGAAGTTCAAGAAGCAATAAAGTCCACAGAAGCAATGAATCCTAAACAACAAGCGGCCATTGCCATTGCCAAAAAAGAAAAAATGAAAGAGGCACACGGAGGTGAGCATTCAACAACAGGCAGATCAATGACAAAAGGCGAAATGGACAAAAGAGAAAAAATTGTAAAAGGTATGAAAAAAGACAAAGCCGGCTTCAAAAAAAGATATGGTAAAGATGCTAAAGCAGTGATGTATGCCACAGCAACAAAACAGGCCATGAAGGAAGCAAGTGACACTATGGTTGGTGCTCAACAGGCAGTTGAGGAATATCTAGACGGAGACACATTAGTCAAACCAAAACAACAAGTAATAGATGAATTAATGAAACGTGCCAAAATGGCCAGTTTCCCCGAATCATATGAGTTAGAAACAGCGGCTAAAATGGTTATGGACAAATATGACGACGATGGCCAAGAAAAATATATGGGCGACAGCGAACTAAATACAAATACTATGGAAAACAAAGACAAAAAAGATATTAAAGAAGCAATTCAAATGACAGCGGACACTCCTGAAGAAGCAGGAATGTTAATGCAGATTTTAAAAATGGCCGGCGTCAAGCCAATGGGTGCTGAGATGCCAAGCATGGAACCAAAGCACGGATCAGAAATGGATCCAGGTGCAATGAACAAGCAAATGGACGTTCCAGGGGACGATGCTATGGGCAGTATGCAAATGGCAAAAATGAGAGACATGATGATGAAACCTGACATGGAAAAACAAGAGGAAACTTTTGCAAACTCGCCAGGTGACAGACCAAAAGCCGAGCCAACTACACAAGATATTGACACATTGGTAAACGTGCATTCAGGTGGATTAAACAGACAAAAAACGCAATATAGAAAAGAATATCCAGGCGACAATCCAATGACTGCTGAAGACAAGATCACTGAACAAGATTTAGCAAACAGTCTTAGAACACAATATGAAAGTTTCAAAGAAGCATACATGGAAGCGGCAAAACCTGACTACATAGATTTAGACAAAGACGGTAATAAAACAGAGCCAATGAAAAAAGCCGCCAAAGACAAAGAAGCCAAAGAAAAAGCCAAAGACAAAAAATAGTCTTTTCCTGACAACATTCTTCCGTTAAATACTATACCATGGCATACGTAAGTTTAGATTCAGAGCAAATTAAAAAAGCCAATAAGAAACACAAATACACCAAAGAACAAGTTTTACAACTTGAAAAGTGTATGGATCCTAAAACAGGGCCGTTGTATTTTATGAAAACCTTCATGAAGATACAGCATCCGACCAAAGGCGAAATGGCGTTTGAACCATATCCTTATCAAGAAAGATTAATTGAAAGTTACAACAACCATAGATTTAGTATTGCTATGTTACCACGACAGACTGGTAAGACCACCTGCGCATCAGGTTTTCTAATATGGTACGCAATGTTCCGTCCAGACTCACAGATATTGATTGCGGCACACAAATATGCAGGAGCATCTGACATCATGTCCAGGGTGCGATATGCATATGAAATGTTGCCCGCCTGGATAAAAGCAGGTGTAAATCAATACAACAGAAATAGCATTGAATTTGATAATGGTTCAAAGATAATGGCCACTACCACGACTGAAAATACAGGAAGAGGTATGTCACTTACATTAATATACTGTGATGAGTTTGCGTTTGTACAGCCACCTGAAAAAGCCAAAGAATTTTGGACCTCACTGTCACCTACATTGAGTACAGGAGGAAAATGTATGATCACATCTACCCCCAACTC